GATTGCCAACTAATGGCTTAGCTGATGGATCCTTAACTCCATAATTCTTTAGACGATTAAAAAGCTTTTCAGTTGGGCTCTTTTTTCTTCTTGCTTCATCAAGCTCTTCGCCTTCAGGTTCATGAGAATTTTTCATTAATTCTCTGCCCTTCTTAAGAGCTGCAATACGATTCAATTCTGGAGATCCATGATTTTGCATTCTTGTTGCGCCAACTTTTCTGGCGTGAAGGTTCTTCAACATTTTGTTTAGTTTATTGCGCTCGTCAATCTGTTCACCTTCTGGTTCATGAGAATTCTTAAGAGTTCCAGCAGGATATCTTCTGGTCTCAGCACCACCAACTCCACCTTTACTTCCAGTTACTATGGTTTTGCCGATCTGAGCATTCTTCTTTTTAGCAGCAGCGGCAATAGCAGCAAGACGATCGACTTTTTTATCTTCTGATGATTGTTCTTGTGCTTCTTCGTTCTTAGCGGCATATCGCTTTTTTATTCTTGCCATTTCACGTTCAGTAGCTGCTCTACGTTCTGGTGACATTCCTTGTGATTTATGTGGAGTTAAACCGGGTGTTAGTGTAGATGGCTTATAATCTGGATCTGAACGTAGATAGCTAGTGTTATCTCTTCTATATCCTTCATAAACCTTTTCGTCTTCATCTGGGTTATATCCGTGACGCTCTTTGGCGCGCTCAAGAGTCTTTACATTTGTAGCATTAAAGACATCGTCTTTATTGCCATTGCGATCATCTGTTTTTTGAACTACATGCTTTTTCTTGAAGCGAAGTTCATCAGTGCTCTTAGGAGCATAACCATCTTTTGTATCTGGCTTTTCTAAAGCTTTCTTTTTGGCTCTATCTAAAAGTTCAGTTAGATTAATCATCTGATTCTCCGTCTTCTTGTTCTTCTGTGTCTTCGTCTTCTAATTCGATTTCTTCTGTATCGAGTTCTTCGACATCGATATCCATATCATCTAATGCCTGTTGTAGTTCATCTTCATCATATTCTTCGTCATCTTCAGTTTCGTCAGCAGGATCATTAAACATACGTTGAGCAACTTCTTGCTTTTTAGCAGCTAAAGCATCAACAGCGCGCTGACTCAATAGCTTATCTAAAGAAGCAGCAAAATCGATAGGTTGATTTTCATTTGCATATTTAACTAGATCAAATACTTCTACATCAGCCATACTTAATTCCTTTATTTATAATCTATTTATTTGTTGGTTTAGCGCCGTTTTCTATTGCTTGTTGTTGCGCGGCCGCGTCTTCAGGTGACACTATAATACCTTGTTCAGTTTCGCCTTCTATCTGAGTATTGATCTCTTCAATATCTTCATCGGTTTGACGAAGTACATTTTTTCGAACCCATTCGGATGAATAATATTTACCAACATATGCATCAACTAAATTAAGCGCATTTAGACGATCGTTAAGCACTTCAAGATCTTTAAGTTCAGAATAATGATTATCTTTAGCAAAATTAAATCTAATATTATCACTAAGTTGATTCCAATCTTCTGGAGTAATTATCTTCTTTAAGATGAGCTGCTTTTCTAAAGCTTGTAGGAATAATTGTGAGAAACGAGTCTGAAGACGAGTGATCATCTTAGAGAACTTAACTTCATCTCGTGTAATCTCAGTAGCACGACCTAAATTGTATGTTTGCTCTGGTTCAATACGATTGATTGGTATGTTCAACGCTTTATATAAGTTACGTTGGAAATACTTAACGTCTTCTAATTGACCTAAGTTTTGACCAGGTGGTAGAGTTTGGATTTCTGTACCTTTACCGCCTTCACGACGAGGTAGCCAGAAATCCTCTAACATGGTCATGAACTTTCGATCATCACGTACTTCACCTGAAGCAGAGTCATAAACTACTCTGTTCTTGAATCGAGCCATAATATCACGAAGATACTGTTCAGCTTTCATCTTAGGCAAGTTACCTACATCGATATAGAATATGCGACGCTCAGGTGCACGAGAAATGCGATAAATCAACGTAGCATCTTCAAGAGTTCTTAATTGATTTAGCGGCTTAATTGCTTTATGTAATGCACCTAAAACCAACTGGTTGTTCTTATCAGTTATACCCGATGTTACATGAAGTATAGCATCTGCAGAAATTTTTACGCCAGATGTGCCAGTAGCAGTAGTTGTTTGGGCAATATTCTGAGCAAATCCTTTTTCATTATAGATGAAGTATTCAGATTGCTTTTGCGTAACGACTATGTTAGAATTAGGTATTGGCTTTCTTTTGACTTCACGTACTTTTCGAATCTTACGTGGATCCACATATCTGAATTCTTTGATACCATTTTCTGGTTTGGCATCGTCAATGACCACATGATAGTATAATCTACCATCTACATACCAACGTCTAAAGATGTCATAGCTATGCGTATGCATCTCGAACAATTGAAGGATAGATTTAAATTCTTGAATGATGACGTTCTTGATATTATCAGAAAGATCTGTCTTATCAAGATTTAGTTCTATGACGTCGACGTCAGTATCGATGATAATAGCTTCATTGACAATATCATCGATAGCTGAGTCAAGTTCTGCATGTAGAGACATCTCACGATATTTCGTAACGAGTTCAGCTTCGGTACGAGCAGATCCTTCAAGATCTACATAGGTACCATAAGTACCACCCGCTGCCACGACCATCGCGCCATCGTCTTGAACAAGAGGAGCAAAAGACTCGTTGTTACTCTTGTCTTCGTCCTTCTTGCGTTTAAATTCGAATCCGAAAAGACTTGCCATATTATATTATCTCACTTAAAAACGGGGGAGTGGAAGCTCCCCCGATATTATTAAAGTCCGCCTGCGTTGCCAGTGATTCCACCGGAAACTTCCCAATAGTCGACTGCAAAAGTAACTTGGAATCTTTCGATTTCATTTTGTGATGCCCATGAAAGTGGAATATCACTTATTAATGTTGGATAGATTCCGTTGTACTGATATGTACGAATAGGTACGCCAGTCTTTGAATACTGAACGACCTGAGCTTGTGACTTATAAAGCAAAGGAGAAGCAGAACCAAAAGATCTGATGTTTCCTTGGAAAGTATTGATCTTATTTGACCATTCTTCCATTGCATTACGAATCAAGAAGTCTTCGTCGTTGATGATCGTCACGTTCCAATCAGCGTATGTGCGATCACCCGCGAGTTTAATCATTCTTCCAAAATATGGAACTTGTACCATACCAAGTTCTGCTTGTGGAATACCTGTGGCTTCACACATGAAAGGAACTTTGATATCGGCTACAGAATTTGCTGGATTCTGTATCGTTACTTGAAAGAGCGCTGGGCGCGCTCCATCAAATAACATTTGACTTTTAATTTCATTAATATTAAAGGCCATGTAAATTCTCCTCGTTAGTTAAACCTATTTATTAGAAATTTCCAACAACTTCGCTAAATTCAACACCAGTTCTAACTGCTACGAAGTTCAACTGAATGAAGTTAATGCTGCGGGCGGGTTTAACGTAGATGTCTCCTATAAATTCGTTGCGATCAATAACATCACCTGTATTGTTTGTTTCATCACAAACAACCTTGAAGTCATAGATGCCGCGACGACCTTGAACGTCTCTTAGGAAAGGTTCAACTAAGTTTCTAAACTGAGCTCTTGTAAAGTCATCATTGAACTCGAATAGCGTAAACTTTGCAGCTGTTGCAATTGCCTTTTCAAGAACGATGAATAGACGACGAACGTTAATACGATCGAATGCGCTTGGTTTACCAAGAACCGTCTTATCGCCAAATAGTACTGTGCCTTGACCCGGGAAAATACAGACTGGATTGACATCGCTCTTATAGAGGATATCACGATCTGCTTTAGCAGGATTATAAGCAAGCTTGATGATGTTCTTGATCTGACCACGATTGAAGCCAGCTGGCGAGTACCAAGGATCTCGTACGTTATCTGTACGAACAGCAAGACCAGCGATATCGCCATTTAATGGAATATAACGATATACGTCATTATATTTGTCATATTGATACTTATAACCAGAATCCATGACAGCATAAGAAGTAGATGTTAGAGCGTTACGGAAACCTACGACGTCTGTGACTTCTGTCTTACCAACGTTATTTACGACGTCATCTTTGTCTGGCGAAATAAAGACTACGCAATCTTTACGCGATTCTGCAATATTGTCAATTAGATAATTTGCTAATTGTGCAGTATTTGAAGCTCCGCGAGATTTACCTTGAAGAATCAATGATACATCAATATCTTCGGCTGATTTGAATAAATCGTATCCGCGGGTAAGATCACCGATTGCAACAGTACTTTCAGTGGCGCCATCTGAACCAGTTACAAATGATAGAGTTACTGGTTTTGAGTTTGTTGAATTAACTATATTTACAGCAGTATTACCAATAGCACCAGAACGATGATTAATCCACCAGATATAATTTGAATTCTGATTGAGTACTTCTTTATAATATAGTGTGGCACCATCTTCTGTCTTAGCATCTGTAGCTCTTGAAAGACCTCTAAAGGTTTCAAGAATTGTGCCAGGAACACCAGTAAACTTGCCATCTTCATCGGCAACTACTACATGAACTTCGTCGACAGCTGAGCT